TTCTTATCGTAGACGTGTCTACACCATTGTTAGGTATTATGAATCTTTGATTAGGTTGAGAATCATTTATTACGAATGTTGATTTTAGATATTGTCCTTGAAACATTTCAATAGTCCCAACTGCTGTGCCATCTGATGCGGTGCCAGTCACTTTTTCTGGTATAGAAAATATGTAATTTACATTTGACACAGTTCCATTTGCAATTACACCAGGTTGAAATGTCACAGTTGTTGTTGTCGTTGATATACCTGTCATATTATAATCAACGAGCATTTTTGCTGCTGTCTTGGATCTAGGCACGTAACCTATATTCCTTGCTAAAGAAACAACGTTTTCTCTTAGTGTTGCACTGTCAATGAATGTCTCATTGACTACCATATTACTATTATATGCTGTCGTATATGAATTATATGCTAATAAGTTTACTATAACTGATAGATTAGATCCCTCGAAATCCATATCAGAGAAATTAGAATTCTCTCTGAGATAATCTTTTATAGAAGACTTGATATCTTCAAAATTTAGGTTTGTGAATTGTTGCAGTGCCATTATAACCTAGTTGGTTCGAGAATGAAATTGACTGATTGAGTTGGTGCATTGAGTCCAACAATATCATAAAATATAGTTACATCAATTGAGTTTTCGTCAGGTGTAGAAATAAATTTTACATCTGTCAGGATTACTCTGGGTTCAAAATTCTTTATACTTGTTTGAATCTCCTTTTGAATCGGATCAACATAATCATCATTAGCAAGTTCAAACAGTGAACCGCTTATACGTGATCCTAACAAGCGATTAAAAAATACCTCTCCCGTTTGTATACGAACTAGATTCTGTACAGAACGTCTTATAGCATCTTCATTTTTCAGCACAAGAATATCATCCGTTACGGGATGTTTTTTGAAAGATAAAGAAATATCCTTAAATCCTTGTGAAAAAGTCTGTGCTGGCACTAGATCTTTATAGTCTGGGTATATTTATCATTATTTAGAGCAAAAAAAAGACCCTCTATTGAGGGTCGTCTTCATGTCCAAGGTATCTAACCTCTATTTCATCGGGATGAGGGAACCCTTCCCTGTAATAATCCTCTGCCAATTCTTGAACTTTATCTTCCATTTCTTCTTCCGTAATCGATTTGAACTCTAGTGACCCTTTGATGTATATGTCATATAATTCCATGTTCGTTATATTGATCATCGGAAGTATCTATATGATTCTAGTTTTCTCGTGACCAACTCTACACTGCGGATCTATCCATATTTCATAACCTGCTTTGATTGCATCAAGACAGAAAGAGACATCTTCACCGCACATATCTTGCACCTCACCAGAATCAAATACTTGCATTTGAGGAGCAAACCAAGGATACTTCATCTCTTCATGTTCAAATACACCTTTCTTGATAAGTAACCAACCAAATCCAGAATAATCAACAGTAAATGGTTTACGTCTCTTGACAATACCATCGACCATCTCATGATTCATGACACCACCATTTTCTTTGAAATCATCCTCTTCCAACCAGTGTGCACATGATGTGGTCTTACCATCCTCTGTTGCATACCAACCACCTGCAATATCTTTATCCATTGCAAGGACACGATAGAAACTTTCATTGGTGAATACTATGTCACTATCAATCCATAATTGATAATCATAGTTGAGTTTACCATCCCAAGGTAATTGATCAGGTCCTCGTAACACATTTGCACCTAGAACCTTACATCTAGCAAAGTTCACCATAGAACTATAGTCTTGTGCTATTTGTATATTTGCTCCGTTCTGTACCAACTCAAAGCAGAGTGATACGAAATTCTTTAGAAAGATATATGATACACCTCGACCTGGTAAACAAAAAACAACACTTTTACCCTTGAGGAGTTTTTTTGCCTTTTCAATATCAAAAGCGTCTTCCTTCGCATTCGGTGATTTAGATACCACCTTAAATCCTTTAGCCATAATTAGAGTTCAGTCATAATCATTATAACACTTTATATAGCGTCTATCAACTTGATGATTTTATCTGCAATAGATCTGTGCCCTAGTGCACTTGGATGCCCACCTCTCACCCCTTGAGCATAATTTTCTGGAAACTCTTCAGATGTGCCAAGACAAGTTGGATGGAGAAAAGTGTAGGGTATATTCTCGCATAATCTTCTCCAATCACCTATACCTTTCTCAAAGACTCTATCAGGATGTTTTATAATCAAATCAAAATGATCTGCAACTAATGGAATATACTTGAGACCTTTCTCTTTACAATAACAATCAAATAAAAACATATTCTTCCATAAATTTTCAGCACCCTGAGTATCTGTGTATACATCTCTGTAATATGTTCGTTGTGTTTCATCTTTAATTCTCTGTGGTGTGAATCCGTGAGGTATACCATCCTCACTCCACCACTCAATACGTTGATGAACTGTAAATTGCATTATGATTAGATCAGGTGGCATTTTATCAACTCGATCTATAGTTCTTCTTACAATGTTGTCATTACTAATACCACACGCACTTATATTACTGTGTGGTGCAGCAAAATGATCAGATACTAATTTGCTAAACCTCTCCATGAATTTATTTTGTAGTTCGTCACCATATGTGATACTACAACCACTAAACAATAAGTTCATCAATTCTCCTTACAACTTGATCTGCGATTGTTTTATGTTCCTCCGCAGATGGGTGGTCTTTTTGTATTGATAACACTGTTGGGACTTGACACTTGCATAATTTTTTCCAATTACAGTCTTGTTCATAGAAATGTGCATGATGATTGTTTATTAATGGTATGTATTTTTGGTTTTTGCTTTTGCAATATCTATCAAACAAAAAAATATTCTTCCACGCATTTTCTATACCATTATGATTAGTGTATATGTGTTTGTAGTATTCTTTACGTGGAGTATTCTTAAAGTTTTCTGCATTTCTTATTGAAGGTGTCCAATCATATACTTTGCCTTTCTCACTTATCCATTGATATCGACTTACATATGTAAATTGTATAATGATAATGTCTACAGGATTTTTATCGATATGTTTTATTGTTCTTCTTACTATATCATCATTACTAACACCCCGAAGAGAAATGTTATTATCAATTACACCATAATGATTTGATACAATACGGCTGTATCTATCTTCCTCTGGGTTTTCTAATTCAGAACCCCATGTGATGCTACATCCACTAAAACACAGTGACATCATACTTCATCTCAAATAATTTTGCATCTCCAATGGTATTTACCATGGGTTTTCCTTTGATATTTAAAGATGTATTCAACAATACAGGACAACCTGTGCGTTCGTACCAACACTCCAGTATTGGTCTTAGAA